GTATCGAGCAGGTGATGCAGGGCTTCTACAAGCTGTCACTGCGCCCATTGCTTGAGAAGATCGAGGCCAGCATCTTGGTGAACTTGATGACTGCCGCAGAGCGTGATCGCATGGATGTCGCGTTCGACTTTGATGCACTGTTACGCGCAGATGTGAAGTCGCGCTACGAGTCGTATCGCATCGCCATTACAAACGGCCTGATGACTCCAAACGAAGCTCGCGCAATGGAGCATCTGCCAGAGAAAGACGGAGGCGATCAGCTGTTGATTCAGGGCGCTATGGCTCCTGTCGATGGCCTTGGCCAGTCCGCAGATCATGTCGCACCTGTCGCAGATCCGATGACCGACATCAATGACAAGCTCAAGCAAGACGAGATGCAACGCCTCATGGATGAAGTGAAATCGTTGCGCACACTGGTGCAAACAAGCACGAAGAGCGCTCCAACACCACCCCCAGTGATCAACAACTATGTCAACCTGCCAGAGCAGAAAAATGTCACCAACGTGAACACTCCTGACATAAAGAATGTGATCAACGTTCCTGAAAACAATGTCGTTGTTGAGGCTGTGATGCCGGAACTCAAGCAGGTCAACCCAACAGTAAACGTCTACAACGATGTCAAGCCATCTGACGTGACAGTTGTTGACAATCACCCTAAGCGTGCTGTGCAAACCGTCGAGCGCGATGCAAACGACGAAATCAGCAAGACCATCATCACATACGAGAAATAATAATGTCAATCATTGTTACACGTTCTGGTAAAGGGTCGCCACTGACTCATACTGAAGTTGACGACAATTTCAGCAACTTGAATAATGATAAGGCAGAGGTATCAAGTCTGTCTGATGTTGCAACATCTGGCTCTTATAACGACTTAACAGAAAAGCCAACTATAGGGACTATGGCTCAGCAGGATGACACCGCTGTAGACATTAACGGTGGCGCTATTGATGGCGCAATAGTTGGCGCAGTAACCCCTGCTGCTGGCACGTTTACTACGTTGAGTACTGGTACATTGAGTACTGGTACGTTGACTGCTACTGGTCAGACATCTTTGGGTGGTGCTGCTGGTAGTGAGTCTGTTTTTATTGCACAAGACGCAACAAGTGGTCAAAACTCTTTACACCTTTTTGGTGGCGCGGCTTCTGGCGCAAGTGGCGCAAGGGTTGCGGCTGCTGGGTCAGCGACTAATATTAATTTAAACCTTGGCTCAAAAGGCACGTCAGGTGTTATTAGGATGTTTACCAACGTCCCAAGCGTTACAGGAACTTGGTCAACTTATCAAATGGCTGTCTCCCACACATCCTCCGCAGTCAACTATGTTCAAGTAACTGGTGCTGCTACTGGCGGCTTTCCTGTTATTTCTTTACAGGGGTCTGATGCAACAGTATCGGGATGGCTGACAACAAAGGGCAGTGGCGCTTGGCGCTTAATGAGCGGGAGCGGCTCTTATACGCAGTTACGTATAGATGGAACACAAAACGCAGTTAATTCTTTTAACGTATTTGGTTCTGTGGCAGGGCAATCGCCGGTTTTTGGAACTCAAGGTAACGACACCAACATCTCCCAAGTATTCCAAAGCAAAGGCACAGGAGCCATTGACCTAGCTGCTGGCTCTAGAGGTGTGAACATTAGTAACGGCGGGACTGTTACTGCTATTACTAGGACTGCTAACGGAAGCGGATATACAAGTATTCCAAGTGTTGCTATCAGTGCGCCAACAACTGCTGGTGGCGTTCAGGCAACCGCAACTGTAAACGTATTTGCAAATACTGCGACCATTGGTGCTGGCGGAACTGGTTATACAGTTAATGATGTTTTAACTGTTGTTGGTGGTACTCCTGCTGGCAGTGCTGCTACATATACAGTAACTGCTGTATCTGGTGGCGTTGTCACGGCTGTAAGTGCGCTTAACTTTGGCTCTTATTCAGTAATTCCAACAAGTCCTGTCGCTACAACAGGTGGCACTGGCTCTGGCGCTACGCTAAACCTGACTTACGGGATTTCAGGAACTTTCACCATCACCAACGCAGGAAGTGGCTACGTAGAACAACCAACAGTGACCTTCTCAGGTGGTGGTGGCTCTGGTGCTGCTGCTTATGCTACTGTGGGGTCAGGTTCAATTATTCGCTCATTAGGCAGCACTGGAACTCAGTCTTTGAGTTTCTATACTCCTATGGGTGAAGTGTTGCGTTTACGTGATACTGGTTTGGCTGGTGCTTACATGTTGCTAAACACAACGGCATCTGGCGTTAACTTTCTTGCTCAAGGGGCAACAAATGCCACTTTAGGCTTCAACTCTAATGGTACAAGTCAGATTGACTTCGGCACAAACGGAAACTCTGGAAACACACAACTCCGTGTATCCCACACAGCCTCTGCTGTGAACTACGTACAGGTTACTGGGGGCGCAACATCTGCTCAAGCATCTATTACTGCTCAAGGTTCCGACACAAACGTAACATTGGGGTTAAGTGCAAAAGGCGCAAACACAGTTTCGTTTTACACGAATAACAACGGCTCTAGACAAGCGGCAGTCATCCACACGGCGGGAACCGTTGCTAACTACGCAACTCTGACGGGTAACGTGGCTGGCTCTGCTCCTGCCTTTGGCGTTGCTGGCTCAGACACAAATATAGACCTAACCCTGACACCAAAGGGAACAGGTAACGTCAGGTTTGGCACTTTCACATCCAACGCAGACACCCCCATCACGGGCTACATCACAATCAAGGACAGCAGCGGGACAACTCGCAAGCTAGCCGTCATCGCATAACAGGAGAAAAACATGGCACTTATTAAACCCGTTGACACCGACTTCGGTATTCCAGCGACCTACTGGAACATTGGCGCAGTACAAGAAGACTTCAAAGGTCAAGGCACAGAAGTGACCTTCTACGGCTACGCGAGCAAAGAAGCCCGTGATGCTGGCAAGCAACCTTTGAGCGCAGGCAAGGTGCAGATTTCTGGTGCTGAGTACGTTGCAGGTGCTGATCGTGCTGCCTTGTACGCAATCATCAAGCAAAAGCCTGAGTTTGAAGGCGCACAGGACGCTTAATGGCATATTCAGATCAGTATGTACTAGCTGATTATTGGGAAGTCGGATATGCCGAAGGAGATTTCGCTCCTTCATCGTCATTTGGCGGAGGTAAAAAGATAAAAGTACAGAGCCTTGACGACCAATGGCAACCGTGGCCATTGCTAGCTGATGAGGTGATTCGCAAAGCAAAAAGAAAGCGCAACGATGTGTTGCTGTTGTTACACTGAGGTCGTACAATTCCGTGAAGAGGGAAACTTTTATGGAAATCAAACAATTAGGCGTTGATTCGCTCCAACTGAAATTCGTCGGTGACGATATGTCGTTCTCCGGCTACGCTTCCGTCTTTGGTGGCGTAGACGCTTATGGCGACACGATTGATCCGAACGCATACGACAAGACTCTAGTGAATCGCGAGCGTCCAATTCGATTGCGCTGGAACCACTACGGCCCGATCATCGGCAAGTGGAAGAATATGTTTGTTGACAGCAAAGGTCTGTTTGTCGAGGGGCAATTGACGCCTGGCCATTCAGTTGCTGGTGACGTGTATGCCTCGATGAAGCATGGCGCGATTGACGGTATGTCGATTGGCTATATGCCAACACGAAGCGAGTCAATTGGCGATGGTCGTCGATTGCTCAAGGAAATTGAACTGTTTGAGATCAGTGTGGTTGAAGAACCAGCAGATTTGAACGCTACGATCAATAGCGTGAAGTCTGCAATTGAAACTGCCTCAAGCATTCGCGAAGTTGAAGCTGCGCTGAGGGAGTCAGGTGGCTTTAGTCGGAATGATGCGTGTATGCTGGTATCGCGCATCAAGTCCTTGCTGAAAGGTGAGCTTTTGGCAGAAGAAAAGGCGAAGCAAGAAATTGCCAAGCTATTCCAGATTAAAGCAAACTAACTCCTGAAGGAAATCATCATGGAACTCAAAGACATCATCGAAGCTGGCTTGGCCAAGCAAGAAGTGAAATTGCAAGCTGCAATCGAGAAATTCGAAGGCCAGCTCAAAGAAAAAGGCAACGTTGACACCGAAGTCAAAGGCGAAGTGAAAGAACTGTCTGAGCAGTTCAAATCTTTGTCTGCACAAATGGTCGAGTTGGCTCAAAAGCAAACTGCTGGCGTGCAAGCCGAAGCCAAGCCTTTGTCTGCTGCTGAAGAGTTCGTCAAGTCTGAGCAATTCAAACAGCTCGTGACTGGCAACACTCAACGCGCTCGCTTTGAAGTCAAAAACACTGTCACCTCTGGTTCGACAACCGTGTTCCCAGACCAAAAGCCTGGCATCATCCCTGGCAACTTCCTGCCAACAAGCATCCGTTCTGCTTTGACAAGCATCGCCGTGTCTACCAACATGGTCAACGCTTTGCGCGAAGCCAGCTGGACAAACTCTGCTGCTGAAGTTTCTCAAGGCGCTGCCAAGAATGAATCTGACGTGACTTTCGAGCAATACAACGTGCCAATCACCACTGTTGCTCACTGGATCAAGATCAGCAATCAGTTGTTGGCTGACGCTCCTGCTGTCGTGGCCTACATCGAAACTCGCTTGCGTGACGGCTTGGCCCAGCGCATCGACGCTCAGTTGTTGAACGGCAACGGCACTAGCCCCAACCTGTCTGGCTTGACTGACAGCGGCAACTTCACTGCTTACACAGCTACTAGCGACGACTTGCTCATTGACGCAATCAACCGCGCCAAGTACGCATTGTGGGCAACTGGTAACGCACCTGACACAGTGATCGTAAACCCAGCTGATTGGGGCGCAATGGAGCGCACTCGCGAGACATACACTGGCGGCTCTGGTGAATACCTGTACGGTATGCCTGGCATGGCAGCTGGCATGAACCCATTCGGCGTGAACGTGATTCTGTCGAACCACATGACCGCTGGCAAGTTCTTGATCGGCGCATTGCGTTCTTCTGCTGTGTTGTATAACCGCAGCGGCGCAGTCATCGAGATGGGCTACGTGAACGCAGACTTCACCAACAACTTGATCACCATCCGCGCTGAAGAGCGTCTGGGCCTCGGCACCGAGCGTCCTGCTGGTATCTTGTATGGCAACTTCACAGCCTAAGCTGTAAAGACCTGAGAAAGCCCACTTCGGTGGGCTTTTTTATTGATAGAATGAATTCACATTTGTGATGGAGTAGATTATGAAAATCGTAGTTACATCGAAAAAGCCAGTCATGGCTGTTGGCTATGGCCGCCTTCCAGCTGGCGTTCCGGTCGAAGTTGCTGATCAGCTTGGCTTGTTTCTGATTGAGCGCGGCGAGGCTGTGCGCATGGAAACCAAGGAGGCTATGGATCGCCCTTTAGCGGAAGGTGGCGAGGAGGAACAGTCGTCGTCCTTGCCAGTGGGCCAAGCCTCAACAGAGGAGACATCGAGCGAGTCAGAAGCTGGCGAGCCAGAGAAGAAATCCAGCAAGACTGGACGCAAGGCCAAAAAGCAGTAATCGTCGCAAACACCACATTCAGAGCTGCGCCTTGGGCTGACGCTCTGTTTGCTCTTGATGAGCCTTGGTGGTCTTTGCATCTCGATGAAGTGAACCGTGACTTCGTTGGCCAGAGGTTCTGCACGAACAATCTGCCAGCGAAGTACATGACGACATACCTGAATCCAGCTAAGTTCAATGCCTACGGGAATTCTGGGGCTGCTGGCGTGTCTTTGGCGTTGTTTGGCGATGCAGCTCGCGTTATCATGCTTGGGTTCGATTGCCAACACACCGATGGCAAGGCGCATTGGCACGGAAACCACCCAAGAGGGCTTGCAAACGCGAGACAGATAGACAGGTGGCCTGCGTTATTTCAGAAGCTCAGAGACGACCATCCTGACGCCGAAATCATCAATGCCAGTCGAGTTACGGCGCTTGGTATGTTTCCGCGACAAAACCTTGAGGATCTGCTGTGAGAGTTTGCGTTTTGAGAAGCGGCAAAGAGTACGGGCCGCGTCACGTCCAGTGGCTTGCACGTCAAATTCCTGATTTGGTTTGCCTGTCTGATGTAGATGTCGATGGCGTTCCGACGATCAAACTGAAACACGATTGGCCAGGCTGGTGGGCGAAGATGGAGCTGTTTCGGCCTGACATTGAGGACGACCTGCTATTTTTTGATTTGGACACGGTTGTCGTTGGTGGAATTGGGCAGCTCGAATCACTCGAACACACCACGTTGTTGAGCGATTTTTACAAGCCACACCTGCCTGCGTCCGGCTTGATGCTCATCAAGAATCGAGACAAAGACAGGGTTTGGTCTGACTGGATAGAAAACCCAGAGGCGCATATGAAACGCTGCGTCACACGCGAGTATTGGGGAGATCAGGGCTATCTGCGTGACGTTTTGCCGTGCAAGCGCTGGCAGCTTGAGTTGCCAAACAAGATCTTTAGCTACAAGGCGCATTCATTAAAAACCGTTCCAGCAGGCGCGAGTGTGATCTGCTTCCACGGAAATCCACGTCCGTGGGATGTTAAAAATAGTTGGATTCCTGCACTTTGAAAGGTAAACTCTGGGCATGAGCAATACGAACTTTCCTTTCTGGCAGGGCTTGAAGAAGCTCCTCGTTGACCGAGGGGATGGAACGCACGCCGAGCGCGTTGAGGCATATCCTCCGGCAAAGTTGATGACGGACGAAGATGGGCCGTATGCTCGCGTTCGTGTTGACGTTGGCCAGACTGGATTTTTTGCTGGGCGTGAGTTTTCAGCGTTCCACGAGTATTCGATCAATACTGGCTCCAGCATTGCCATCCGTGCAATCACCACGGTTGATGTTTTCCTGAATAGTTTTCTTGTTGACAATTGGGCTGGAAGCGTAAGGGTTGAACTTCGATCTGGAAGCACTGTCACGAGTCCGTTCATCAACGACATTCCAGTCATGCGAGCAAACAACACGTCCGGTGTTGATTTTTCATATGTCACACACGTAGACATGGACAATGGCGGAGTTGTAACTGGTGGCAACCTGCTCGATGTGTTTCAGGTGAACAGTGGAAACAAGAGCGATTCTGTGTCTGGCGGAAGCTCAGACCCGATCGGCATGCCAGCTGGTACGTACTACATCTCGATCTCGAACATCGGAAACCAAACAGCACAAGGCGTATTCAAAGCGCGCTGGGAAGAAAGACCATGAGTATCATCACACTGGCTGCGGCCAAACTTCATCTTCGCGTTGATCACAGCGACGAAGACACTTTAATTCAGATGTATCTGGACGGATGCGAGCAGGCGGCGTCAAACTATTTGAACCGAAATCTATACGCATCCAGCATTGGCAGCGACTTGGATGGGTTGGTGATGACAGACGCAGTAAAAGCTGCTGTGATGCTTCAGGTTGGCACGCTTTATGAAAATCGCGAGTCTGTTACCCAGCAATCTGGCGGAAACGTGATTGAGCTTCCACTTGGCATTAAGTGGTTGCTTGATCCTTACCGAATCAATATGGGAATGTGACATGAGAGCAGGCCAACTTAAAAATCGAGTGATCATCCAGCGGCAATCGACAACGCAGGATGAGATTGGCCAGCCAGTCAATACGTGGACGACATACGCGACAGTCTGGGCTGATATTCGCCATCGCAGCGGCTTGGAAGAGATCAAATCTGGCGAGGTGACATCTACCATTCGCGCCAGTATTCGAGTGCGCTACAAGTCTGGGATCACTGCCGCAATGCGTGTTGCACATGGCTCCATCGTTTACCAGATCAAGGCCGTTTTGCGCGACGAGCAGAACAAGGACTACATGGATCTTGCCTGCGAGGTATACGGTGGCTAAAGGAGCCAAGAGCGTCAACATTCGTGTT